GGATGAAACCCAATGTTAGCCAGTTCTGCTTTAGACCATAATCTAAAGATTTGCCTTGGATGTTGAATACCATCCTTAACAATGGCTCTGGGTGTTTTTATTAGTCCATGACTTGGTGAATACCACATAATTTATTACCTTGCGTTTGCGTATTTGAATGGGAATTCTGCGAAAGCGATATAGAGATAAGTTTCAGAACCATTCATTATGTTTGATGAATTACTTCGGAACTTGAAACCATTGCTGACAAAATCAAGACCATTCCTTGATGTAGATGTATCTTCTGCGTAATTCAAATTTGCTTGTAAAGACTTGTGAGAAAGATTGTATGTGTCTCTTTTATCATCCTCCATCTCCCAGTGAGCGGAACCATCAATAGATTTCAAAAGTAAAAATGCTGGCCTGAATCCAGTGTAGACAAAAGTTCCATCTGTACTGGCATTTCCTTCGTAAGAACCAACCTTGCTGTAGCCTTCTACTGAATGAAAACAATAGGCTATGTAAGTACCATCAAGTTCATTTACATCATTATCTGTACCAATGGAAAATACAGAAGAGGTTGGCGCAGTATCATTCCAGTAAGGATAGTTACCAGAATTATTGCTTTTATCAAGGGCGAGATAATCATTCCAATCAATACCGCTATTAGCTACTGCACTTCCTACAGGCCATTGTGCAGTCCCGGAACGTTTTTTCAAAATAATCATCTCTGGTGCTTGGCTTAAACCATGCCCAACTGTTGCACTAGATGAATCATCTCCGGTATAACCTACAATACTAAAGCCAGCAGTAGTATTTGCGCTTACTGTAGATGTGATGTCTCCATCTTCATTTGTCGCTGTACCGTTTGCTCCTAACCAGTTCCATGCTACAAAAGTTTGCGTATTTTCATTAAAGTAATAATTTGGCGAAGAAGTACCATCTACCCCTGTAAATCCATCGCTATCAAATGATAAATAGCCATACTCATCAGCATTTCCTGCACCTTCAGCACCAGTTCCATCTGATGCCAGTTCTTTATCATTACCAGCCCCTCTAACAGAATCATATAGTTGGTGTGATATGGCTTGTGATCGCTCCTTAGCCCAGACCAAATCGGGAGAAAACCCCACTCCAGTAAATGCTCTTGAAGAAGTACCATCTCCTGTCCAGATTATTGTATTAAAATGATCACCGGGTAATTTGATTGCTGGATCAGAGAGATTACTGGTACAGAGTGCTAGAAATCCTGACGGTGGTTCGTAGTAGAAATCTCCGACTTCGTTTCCATCTTGGTTTCCTTGTGCGGTTTCATTTCCAGCGAAGGAACTGTCACTACCAAAATTGTATATCACTTCGGTAGTTGAATACTGAACTTGCATAGGAACAATATATGGAGAGGTGGCTAAATTTACAAAGGAGATTGCTCCTTGAGAAACATTATTTTTGTAAAATGTTACTTCAGAATCGGTAATGTTTAGAGCAACACCAATTATGTCGCCACTGGTATAACTATCACCATAGGATGCAGGACTAGCACCATCCACTCTTTTGGTTCCAGCAGTTAAATAAGAAATAGCTGCGTTTCCGCTATATTGCGGATTAGCAGAATTCCAAAATATTGTTGAATCACTTCCGACAACGCCAACATGTTCCTCAACAGAGGTATTAATGTTTACTTCCCAATAAAATTTTCCATCTGCTGCACCAATAGTTCCACCTGATCCATTTTCATTATCATTAGTACAGTTTATCTGTAAGTTACCCTCTGAAAATGTAAGTGCACTGTATGGCTTAATTAAAGGATTTATAGTACAGAAGTTATTAGTCGGGCTATCCACCATCTGATCCGTAGCCACTAGATTGGTTACGGCAAAGGTGTTGAAGTTTCCAGAACTGTCTGCACCTAATCCACCAGTCCAATCAGAGTGGATCAGGAGTAATGTGTTGGAGTCTGAGGTGAATTCTGTGGTTTGTGGGGTGAAGGTTGTGCCATCAGGGTATCTTGCGACATTACTAAACCTTATCTCATCCATGTAACCACTATAATCTCTAGTAGTTCCACCCTGCTCCTCATCTTGTCCTATGCTTGGAGCATTTGATCTACCCCAAGCGGTCGTACCATTGGCTGCGGAATCTTCCTGCACACCATTAATATATAAACGAAGAGTATCGCTATCCATTACACAAGCAAAATGATACCAAGCGCTATCAGTAACAGTAGTAGTGCTGGCACATCTAGTGTCATCTTGATTATAAAATTCTAATTTACCGGTTGTGTAGGGCGCTCCAACAAAAATAGCCCAACCCGGTGTAGAAGTTACTCCTCCTTTATTTTCATATATACACTCATTGGTTTTATCTGTGTTTATCCAACCTTCAAATGTAAAATCTTCACCATCAGCAAATACCCAGTCACTTGATGCGGGTAAAGTCAGACCATCACCACTTCCATCAAAGGCTATAGAACTGTCACCAACCTTCTTCTCCGCTCTTGTATTGGCTACATTTCCGACTGCGGTGATTGGATGGCTTGCGCTATCTGGGAATGAAGTTCCATCATTTGATCCATCACAATGGAGTAACAGCATTGTATTTATGTCGTTAGTGAGGGCTTCTGTTGGCTCATCAAAATCAGCAGTCCACCTAGACACATTGGATACTCTTAATTCATCAATATAACCTATATATTCACCACCACCGGCATCCCAACCATTCTTACCAATATAAAAATAACCATTATCTGATAAATCTGTATCTGGATTAGTTCCTGTATAAGTATCTTCTTTGGTTCCATTTATAAACAGATACCAAGTGCTTCCAGAACGGACAATCGCTCCATGCCTCCAAGTGCTATCATTAACTGAGGTAGTGCTGGTCAACATTGGTGAAGCACCATTTCCGCTATAATGATAAAATTCTAATTTAGTTAAATCTCCATTCGGGCCTATCCGAACTGCATTAGAATTTGTAGACCAAGTAGCAGTACCACTTCCCATAACAGAAGGGTAAGAATCTACTTGAGTAGGACATCTAAACCAAAAGTCTATTGTAAAATCAGTAGATGTTCCAAAATCAAAATCACTAGAATCAGGAATGCTCAAAAAATCCCCAACTCCATCAAACTGTGCTGACGCAGTTCCAAATTTCTTTACGGCAGTATCCGTATGTGCGCCACCATTTGCAGTTACAACATGCCTTCCCCCATTACCGCTATCAAAGAAACTATTCGCTAGTTCTGTTGAAGCGTATTTCTGGTAGAAACCGTTAGTACCGAATGTCAGATCATCAACTGCATCTATAGGCTTCCACTGGTTAGTGGTGTCATCGGTTTCTGCGAAGGATGATGGGGTTAGTTGGGTTCCATCAATCCAATAGAATTCCGCTAGATAACCATCAAGAGTTTCTGCTGTATCACCGTATGATGCACCCACTCTATGGGTATGGGCGTAATTAAATGGGGTTAGTAAATCTTGAGCAGGCCAATTAGTAGTGCCAAAATCTGTTATTTGAGTTCCATTAACATAGAACTTTAGCCTGTTTGTATTAGTTACTTGTGTGGTATCACAGGCAATAACTACATGATACCAGCTACCGGGGTCACGATAAATTGGTGTTGATTGAAGGTTAAAACTTGCATCAGTATCACTGTGATAGGTTAACTCATTATCAGCATCCCAAGCCATTCTCCCCATCTCTTCACCAGCACCACCAGCCGCGCCTGTTTCCTGAGTTCCAAATATAGTCTGCAATCCAGTGCCTAACTCTCCTCTTTTAGTCCATACACTTAATGTCCATTTTTGGCGATCAGAGGTAGATGCTGGAGTCCTGCTTAAAATATCATTGTCTGCTCTATTAAACCGCAGAGATTGATCAATGGTGTAGTCTTCTGCTAATGATTTAGCAAGCCCTGATTGGAGTAGTGTCATTAGGAAAGCGCAGCAGAAGCGGAAACGTATACGTTGGTTCCGTCAGAGAAATAAGTAATCAGATAGGTTCCTGCCGTTGTTACATCCGCAAGGAATGTTTCAGAGGCTTTCACTTCTGAGCCTTTGGTAATGACATAGGCAGAGGGATTGATTAGTTTGATAAACCCTGACTGGCCTGTAGTTTCGTTGGCAAAAGTTATTTCATCCGCTGCTGCTGGAGTATAGAGAAAGTTATTTCCTGTATCCAAATCTATCCCCGTACCTTCCGTGATTGTTACCGGAGTTCCTCTTTGGGAACCGCTCCACGATTGGTCTACATCCAGTTTTGCCGTGTCGGCATCAAAAGCCTGAACGTCTGATCCTATAGCAACACCAAGGTTTGTGCGGGCTGCGGAATCTGTTGATGCCCCTGTTCCACCATGTAAAATCGCAACATCCGTTGCTTCCCATGTTCCAGCAGTAACCGTACCAACAGTTACAATGCTGCTGCTACCAGCAGTTGCGCCCTTAGCATCTATCTGGGTTTGAGCATTAGAACTTAAAGTATTTATATACTGAAACTCAGTGCTAGTTACAGTTCCATCTGCTATCTTTGTTGCATCTATTCCTGCTGAAGCATCTACGGATGCATCAACAATCTGTTTCCAATCTATACCATTGTTATTAGACGCACCAGCATCAGCCATGAGAACATAATCATCTGTTCCAACACCCATTCTGGTTTCAGAGTCAACCGTGTTATAGGTAAGCACGTCACCCTTTGTAGTTAGTTTATCATCACCAACTATATCTACCTTCTGCCATTCGCTTGAGTCAGCAGAATATTTTAAGTATTGGTCATCAGTTGCTGCTGTTGCGCTGACAGCCTGTCCTTGTATCCTCACAACAGATACCGCGCCAGCATTAGTCATGGTGGCATCACCTGACAATGCGGCAGCGGTAAACCCTGTACCATCGCCAATTAGAATTTCAGTTGTGGCTAATGCTTTATCAGATGGGTCGCCAGAAGAGTTAGCATCTCTTACCTTAACGGTGTTAGCCGCCATATGCGCTAACTTTGCATTGGTTATTCCTTCGTCTGTAACGTTGACAGTAACCGTCGTACTTGACGCTGCCGTATCAAGACCAGCGCCACCAGCAACAGTAAGCGTCTCTGAATCCAGATCAATGTCGATAGTGCCGCTGTCAGTAGTGATATCAAGGTCTTCACCAGTAACTGTTGCATCGACATAGGTTTTTATTGCTCCTTGGGTTGCCAGAAGAGTAGCACTTCCAGTGCCTACAGTAGCGTTATCTATTCCGGTTACTGTAGCGCCAGTGGCTAAAACCAGACTGGTGCTTCCGTCCAATGTGGTGCCGGAAATAGCAGCAGGGGTTGCCCCTCCAATAACTGTTCCATCAATTGTTCCGCCATTGATATCTACAGTTTGAGCAGTCTCTACACTGAATGGTAAAACAATAAATGAGGAACCATCATATATCTTTGCTACATGATTTCCCGCTCCAGCAGAGGTATCAATCCATACCAAGCCTTCAGCCAGAGAAACTGTAGGAGCAGACGATGACGTGTGAATTGCATTGACCGCGATATCTACTGAAGGGAAACTTTGCTTGACCGCTCGCTTGACGGTACGAATTTGGTCATCGCCCTCAGATACCGGATCAGTGGCTGTCGGATCAGTTATTGATAATTCATCAATATAATTTGCGCTATCTAATGCCATTAGTAGTACCCGCCTGTATTCATAACCCTCATCGCACTACCGGAATGACGGTCTTTGTTATCTTGTTCTTGTAGATCAGCAATAGCCTTTTCAAATGCAGCCAACCATAGACCAACTCTCTGATCATTCATTAAGAATGGTTCTGCCTCTAACAATGCACCATACAAATATACATCTGGATTGTTTGTCAACATCTGCTCTGTGGTATTAGAGTCAGATAGAGCATCAATCTTCTTATAAAACATTATGGAATAGTCATAGGCACTCCCCGGTGAAGGGCCAAGCCTTACCGACTTTATTGGAGTTCCGCTGGCATTATCTGAAAAAATTGTATAAGCCAATGGCTTACCACCCTGACTTCCGGCCCACATCCTATTCATATTCTCAGGTGTGAGGTAGGATAACGTAGTGATTGGACTCGTCCTTAAATGGAAATCCACCATCTGAAGGTAACCAGAGGGTAGGGCGTAATCCCTAGTACCAGCCACTAATGCAGTGGCCCCTCCTAACGTAGTCTCATCTACGTTCAGCATTATTGCTAAACGGAGAACCCGATTCATCCGGGCCTCCGCTAGAGCAATAAACTCTGGTATCCTATCGGTTAGATCAGATCGGTCTAACCAGTTTGCCACCGCAGTCTGGAGGGTGGCATACGTGTTAATCGCCATTAGGTGACATTACGTGCCGAGAAGAATACTTTTTGATTTAAGACTGGATAGTCTCTTTGTGTGCGCCCTAAGACGCCAAATGCATATAGCCACATAATTATACCCTTGTTGGAGTTGTTCTAAAATATTTATTATCGGGGTCGTTTAGATACTTCTTCATAAGATTATGATCTTTCTCTAT